TTCGGAAGATATACTATCCCTTTACTCATCGCCATTAGCCTTAATACTTCGTTATATGGTTTCCCTTTTACTTCCCTGAACGGCAGATTATTTTTTACGCAATAAGCCAGAGTTTCCCGATAACCCTTAATCCAACTACCAGAATGTAGAATAAAATACTTATTGTCTTGAGGAATATTCTTTAACGAGAGGATATATTTCAACTGCGGTTCGGTGAATACCCCGCTTATGATTGTATTTTCCTTTACCTCAAGTTCTGGGAATAAGCGACAGTATTCATTCCTCTGGGCTTCTGCCTTCCAGAATATATGAGATGCACCCATAAATAATGCAATTATATCCTTTGAGTATTTATCTGGGCAATCGCATTCCTTACCCATAAATCTATGTAAATGGCTTGAGCGATATTTACAATATTTATAATCGCTCTCTATAACCGCATATCTTTTCAAAGAGCCGAATAAACTCTTATCTAACTTTTCAAAGTTCCCCAGAATAACAAAATCATCTGCCCCTACCTTTCCCCTAAAGTCTTCACATTTGATTTTAATGTAGTCGTGCGGGCAGGTATCTATATGCGATTGCAAAGATAATTCTGCCCCGCCAGTAAACTCATCTAAAAACTTATCGGCTAAAAATATAATTCTCATATAAAAACTGCGGTTATTCAAGCGATACCGCAAAACGCTGGGAGGCTATTCCCATTATGCTAACGTATAGATTATACAAATGGCACTTTGTCTTCCTATCGCAAAAGCCCATCTGTTAATCATTCTGAAACGGGTTTGGTCATAATCAAACAGTCCGTAAGGGTCAAGCTCCAAAGCCATTGCCCCTACTCTCCTGCCGATTATGAATTTCTTAAAGTCCGCAAACAAACCTACTGGCTTATACGAACCATCGGTATTAGCTACCTTCTCCGACATCACGAAAGGATAACCGAAAATAGTCGGTGGCATAGCTACTGCCAAAGGTTGCATAATCGGATTGCCGTTGCTATCCACAAGTGAACGAATATAGTGCTGTGCCAAGCGTGAAATCATAAATCTTGCATTGGCTAAATCGCCTTCACTTAATTTATAGATTGCTTCGCTTAACTTCGCAACTGTAATCGTTGACATACTTCCAACAAGAACAACCACATTAGTCGTAAGCACACCAGAAACTAAAAGCCCTGAACACGGAGTTCCAGTTCCATTCAAAGCCTGATTATCAATATCCAAAGCGATACCATAAGCAAATTGCTCGGTAAGAATAGAAGCAATATCTATCCTGCTATCCTGTAATAGTTCATTAGAACTGATAGCATAAGCAGTTGCTTTCTTGGCGGTAAGAGTTACCTGACCAAATGTCGGGTCGCCTTGTGTTAACTGTGCCGCTTCTGCTTTCCAGTTTACTGTGGCTAATGCCGCCTCACTCGGCAAATACATTACATCCGAAGTCATAGGCACTACATTGGCTAATTGCAGAAAATATGCCCTTGACCTTGCCAGCTGGATAATATCCCATTGATATTCATCTGGGACTAAATATCCGCCAGTTGCCGCCGCTCCCTCTGCTAAAGAAGCCTTTGCTATGGTCGCTAACTCTTCCCTTGCTTTCAAATCGTTTATTTTCGGGTGCATAGCTCGCACGAAAGCAATTAAGAATTTGCAGAAACCATTAACATTTTCCTCTTTGGACAAAGAAGCATACTCGGGTCTTCCCACAGTTTGCTCTTTAATAAACCTGCCCTGATGATTAAGGTTATACCCAAAGAACTTCTCCGAACTAATTATCGCTGGTGCAGTGAATTTCTCTAAAGGTAATGCCTCAATCTTTTTAAGGCGTTCATCTATTCCTGTAACGCCTTCCTTGATACCCTTGACCTCATCGCTTACGGGCTTTAATCCCTCAACGACTGCGTCTTTTACTTCTTTTAATTCCACTATTTACTCCTTTCTTTTACTGCTTCGTTTATGACTTTTTTTACATCCCCTATTTCCAATTCCTTACTTTGTGGCTCTGATATGGGGTCTTGCCCCTCATTGCCAAGTAATTTATCGGAGTAGTGGGCTTTATTATCAAATATTGAACTGCATATCGCTACCGCTTGATCTTTATCTTTTCCCTCATTTATGAGTATCGGAATACATCTACTCATAAAATCTTCCCTGCTTTCACCTTCCTGCGGTTTAGGTTTCTGCTCTATCTTAAACTCTTCGTCTTTGAATGATTTATTAACCAATTCACATAATTCCGCCTTCTCCTGTGATATTCTGTAGTCCTGCTGTAATGCCCCTCTATTAGAAGGCACTAATACCTGACTGACTTCAAGCAATTCTATCTCGGTGAACTTCCTGCCAGTAATTCTCTCATTGCCTTCCTCGTCTTTATCCTTAATCCAGTCAAACTTATTCCCCATAAAACCTATAGAATACGAAGCCAATCCTTTCTGTGCCAATACCCACGCCCACTCCGCCTCTTCGTTCTTTACCTGCCCGCCAACGAAGTATTCAAAGGTCGCTTCTACATCATTATCGTTGATTTTGATATTTATCGCCTTGCCTATCTGCTTCCTCAAATCCCAGTAATCGTGGCTGGATAGCAATACTGGGTGTTCCTTGTAGGACTTGAGGTTTTTACGGAATGCCTCTGGTTCTACGACATCTCCATCTCGGTCAACTTTCTTATTGCTGATTACCGCAGTCAAGGTATGCTTGTCTGCATTTATATCCTTGACTTCTGCCCGTAATATCTTAATCAATTTTTCCATACACACTCCTTATTCAACAACTGGTAATAAACTGCATCTGCAATTACAAACCTCTCCCGCATCACCATTGCTCATATCTTGCGGATACATCAACCCGTTACTAAAACTATTCTGCATTGATATTGCCCCTTCTGCCTCACATTCTCTATGACTATCCCTGACTAACTCATCGTGGGCTGTAACCCATCTCTTCTTTTCTACCCCTTCGCTATCATAGTATAGGAATGAACCGCCATTGACAGAACCACCACTTTCAGTTCTGGCAATAAGCCTCGCCCTACTGGCTGATAGATTAAAGAAACTTCTTACCGCCTCTTTCATAGCGTCAACCTGCATCTCTAAACTCGCCCCTTGTGCTATCTGTTCGGTAAGGGCGTCCCGTAATTTATTTTCTAATCGTGTTTTGATAGTGTTATTTATACCTGCTAATTTATCCATTCTGATTTGTAAGTATGAACTTATCTGATGGTCAAAGGCATCGTCAACTGATTTCTTCTTACCCAACGTAGCTTCGGCTATTGCCACCCCGACCCTTATCCCTTCAAGAGTAATCGGTTTCATAGCTTTCTGGAGTTTACTATCCTGTTCCTGCCAGTTTATTGCCAATACCTTTAATTCGTCATCTGACAATTTAAGTATCTTTGCCCGCAGTTCCATTAGATACCTACTTATCTTCCTTTCCATTTTATCTTCAATGCCCGACTGCCCCCGAAGGAATAGCTTGAGAAACTGTGCCTTTTTGGTTTCCCAAGCTATATCCATCTTAGCCGATTTCTCCTCTTCTTCTTCGGGAGTGGCTGGCGGAGTTTCCTCTAATTCTCTTTCCTCTCCGACTTCTACCTGACTGAATGGCATATACGCTTTATCCCGCCAGCCAACCTTATCAAAGCCTAAATTGAGTTTCTTGTTTATCTCGTTGCCAGTAAATAGCATTCTGCTTAGTATCTCACCAGTAGCTACCCTTTCCTTAAAATCTTCCTGAAATGCTGGTATATTTGAATAATCAAAAGCAAGATATAGATTAGGATTGTATGGCTGAATGATATGCTTGTTAATGCTATCCTCAAACTTCCTCATTATCGGCATCAGCCCGTAAATCCAAAATACCCTCATCTGCCCCATAAATGTAGCGTAATTAATATCATCCGTGATAGAGAGCATTGACTTCGGCACTCTCCACATACCATACATTTCTTCCCGCATTAGGCGTTTCTGCTCTATAAACTCCATTTCCTTGTGACTATGTTGTCCGCCATCTTGAGGCTTTAATCCTTTCTCCAGTATCAAAGACTTAAACGAATTACTCGCCCCGACATACTTGGCTTCCAAAGCCTTCTTCAACTGTTCCTTCTGCTCTGGGCTTAAATTGCCTTCTGTGCTTAATATCAGCCCTGCGGAAGCGTTATTCTTAAAGAAAGCATTGTTAAATGTAAGCGTGGCTTGGTCTATTTCCATTTCGTCATCTATCGGTTTCAATGGCGACATTCCTCTCCAGAAATTGTAAGGGTTGAAGTCTTTGGTTTGGACTATCTCTTCGGGAGTGAATATAATCTGCCCGTATTTCCACCCTACCAGCTGGTTTAATTGGTAATCTACGATTTCTTTTATCTGATACGGATTAAGATTGAATAACTGGGCGGGTAATCCTTTTCCTGCCATCTGCCCGATACTATTGACCATCTTTATAAATCCTTCCCCGTATAAAGCGTAATATCCTACCCATTCCTGTATAAAGTCATTCTGGCTCTGCTTGGGATTAGGATTTGCGAATAAAGCCAGTATTCTCGGTTCGTTAACCTCTTCCTGCGTGGTTTTATTGTATATAGCTAACTTTGCCTGTGGGACATTATCGCATAATGCTTTTACTGATTTATAAACAGTAGCTATATTCTCGTATGGTCGGGTAACTTGCTTATAAAACAACTCCATTGGTAGCCCGTGAGAAAACAAATCACCATAAGAGATTGTCTTCTTTTCCACCGCCTCTTTCCTTGCGGTTAATCTACGCAAAAAGTTAAATAATTTCATTAAACTCCTTTGTTATACGTTAATCCCTTGTTCCACGGAATTAAACCTTTATGAGAATTACTTATTTTATTTTTAGTTTCTTCAGAATGATGTTTACCATCCCAATACCCAATTCTACCCAAATGTTTTTTTCTTAATATTTCTTTTGTCGTTTCTGTATGATGTTTTCCTTTAAAATTAGAAGGATGATTTCCCATTTTTATTTTAGTAGCTTCTGATAAATGTTTACCTTTTTTAGCAATACTCATTTTATATCTTGAAAACAAAGATATAGTTTTACCTTTTTGCGCGGAACTT